TATTCCTTATGTCAGATAATAAGAGCCCAACTTTAAATAAAAATAATTAGAACTAATTATTTTTATTTAATTTTAAGGCTCTTAATAAATGGAACCGGGAATAATTGTGTCCGTCGCCATTCGAAAAAGGTTTTCGAATGTTCGCGGACCAAAAGAGAGCCCGTACATTTGAAAACGGCTAAGCCGTTTTCAAATGGCGCTGCTCACAATTATTTTTATATATCAATTTTATGCCGATTATTAAATAATAATAATTTAATTCTATCCTTTGTATTCTCATCATCACCTCTATTTTCTATTAATTCCTCTATTTTCTCTCGCACAGGTGCATCAAGCTCTTTCTTATATTGCATGTAATAATCTTCAATATCACATACTCTATAATCAATTAATTCTTCTATTAGTTCATTTTTATCCACTAATTTAAATATTTTACTCTCAGTATCATATACGTGTGCATATGTGGTTGTCGTAATTGAAAAGTGCGTCCCGCACTTTTCATTTATCGCAACCAGTTATGTTCGCTAATAGGCAAGTGCGCACTTGCCTATTACGACGCGCACATATGTGTTCCTATTATTTGTTATGGCTATATTTTTAAATTGTGGGAACTTATCATTAAAATGCACCAGTTCAATCATATATGGAAGAGCATTTTCTTTTTTATTTAATATAGTTAATTTATCAGTTTTTGTTAATACATCATCTATATTCTCGCGTCCCAATGCCATAATATTTATTGTATTATTAATTACACCATTATTCTGGTCTCGTCCCGCGGAGTTATTTATTTTATTCAGCGTTTTATAGTGCATTTTACAGTTTTTATTTAATAAATCATTTACTATTTTCTTTATCTCATCCATATCTTTCTTTAACATTTTATTTTCTTCTTTTAAGTCATCCATATTCTTTTTATATGTATTATTACACTTCTTTTCGTGTCGCCATTTATTTTGATTATATTTGAAGCCCTTGTCACAATATTTACATTTGTATTTGTCGGCTGATTCAGCATAATCATTATTGATTATATTTGGATTATCTACATCATCATACACGGTTATATTTTGATTATCATGATGATTATCAGGGATTATTTTCTGATTATGAATTGTTTTCTTATGTTTCCATAAACTTTGATAGCTTTTATAGTATTTTAAACATGTTGGACATTGGTATTGCGTCTCCATGGTATATATAGACTTAGATAACTATCTTTTATATTATTTTTTATCGACTTTAGTCTATATACCATCGACTTTTTATTGAAGTGAGGGGGGGGAGTCGGGCAAAGTTCCCGTAGTAAAATGGATTTCTATAAAAATCTTTTTAAAATTCAAAAATTTACAAAAAATTTATATATTTTTGAAAATATAAATTTAAACGATTTTTAATAAAAAGTACAAAAATAGTACATAACGGTTAAATAAATATTTATTATGTATTATAATATAATTATGTTTCAAAGAGATAGATTTGATAAACCATATATTCCCAATGTTATGATAGATAACAAGCTTATAATTGATGCATTTTTAATTGCAGGTAGTATGAATGTATCTGAATTAAGTCAATTTATGATGATTAATATGATACCTTATAGTATTGTTGATATGGCTGGTAATACACTTATCCATAAAGTTATAAGTGAAGCTGATATAACTAAAACGGAATACCAAAGATTAGTTATGATTAAATTTCTTTACAATGAAAATGTTAATCCAGATGCGCCAAATAATATGAATCTTACACCTCTTCATTTAGCGTGTGTTAAACAGTATAAAGATATTATAAATTTCTTATTGGAAATTGGTGTAGATGTTAATTATAAAGATAATTTTGGGAATACTCCATTGCATAGATTAATGACAGGTAATATTATCCCAGAAGAAAAAACCACACAGGGAAATCTCATACCTGCTTCCAAGAAGGTAGATAGTAAGATAATAGAATTATGGAAAGAAGAACGTTCTAAAATTTGGGAAGAAATAAAAACATCCCAATTTATCAAGGCAATAGATATGACATTACAATCCAGTATTGGGAGTGAGGATGAGGAGAAGAATGTGGTGAGAGATTTTCAAGACCGTTATCTTGCTATGAATTTAGATTTAACAAAGCAGGATGACATTAAGAAGGCTAAAGATTTGATTGGAGCGAGTATGAATCGTTTTAAGGAGATTATTGAAAATAAATGGAGTAAATTTGCAAATAATCCAAATATTAGTATTCACAATGAGACAGAAGATTCATATCCAAAAAATCTTCCAAATAAATTATCTATAATAAAAGCAGCAAATACTGAAAATAATATTAAAGTTAATATTAAAGCAAATATGCAAAAAATTATTGATACTAATAATATACGTATAAATAATATTGATAGTACGATAATAAATGATGTTATATTGGAGGATTTTTTGACAAATAATTTTAATTTAATTGAACAAAATGCAGACCATTATCTCGTCGGTTTGGGAATTTATCAAGACCTAGATGAAAATTATATTAAAACAAATGAAATGTTCAAATTAAAAACAGCGCTTGATTTTAGTGATAATGTTATTGATATTGATAATATGACATTTATGGGTGGAAATAGAAATATGAAAATAATATATGCAGATGATACTGAATTATTAGATATAATGCAAAATAATAATATTATTGGTAAATTATTATATAGTTTATTATTTCCATTGGATTTAAATAATGCATTAGAATTTAATGGAAATTTTACTTTATCCGAAGAAAAAATAGGAACAGATATATTCGATATATTATGCAAATTTTTAAATAATTATATAGATGATACTTTAACACAAGAAGAATTTGATTTATTTAAAGATGAATTTACAGAAGATGCTGATTATTATAAATATCATTCAAATCTACAGCCTTATATTGATAATATATATAATTATAATAAAGTTATATGGATATATAGTTTTATAACTAAATATTTATGTAACGTTAATATAATTTATCCATCAACAACAGTACTGGAAAATGATGCAAATGGGGATGATATACGTGATTATGTTCCAGATAATATGAAAGGGCAAATATCGGAAGCATTCATATATCTAATGAGTGGTTTAATCCATAATAAAGGTGATTTAAATATGGCAATATCCTATGCAATGCGTCCAAAATATATTCAACGATTTTGTGACCCGACGGGTGGTATATTGAGAGGTTTTAGTGACGGAAATAATATCAATTTAATAAAGCCATCCATATTTAGCGCATTGGTATATTTGATTATGTCACCTGAAAATATAAACACAGTAGTTAATAATACTGATAGTCGTTTAACAAATAGAGATGATATTATCGCTCATATAAACGGATTTGCAGTAGATGAAGAATTAAAACAAATTATATTAAATACATTTGATATCACATCAACCGCTTCGGGTGTAGATGTAGAACCATTATGTTCTGCTATTAAATCTTATTGTGATAAACAAAAAAATCCACCCAGGATGCAAGAAATACTAAATTTAATTTATTTATTACGGTCACATAATATTATGGATAATGATATGTTATATAAAAAAATACGTGGTATGTATAAAGATTTTAATTATGATATTGAAGATGATATACATCAATATATCCCTGGATTTACTGATATATTTGAAAGTAAAGATGATATATTAAGAGGTAAACCAAAAGAAAATATAATATTTCAAGAAGATGCATTTAATTATTGGCTTATAGCAGAAAATTGTTTGCCAAGTGAAAGTAATTTATTTATATTTCATAATTATAATAATTTTTTTATTGATGATAATCTTATTGACCTAGTTAAAAATATATTAAGAAATAAAAATAAATTAATAGTATCTAAATATATTGAAAGCCATTTTCTTGGTTTAGAATTTATTGGTATAATGGATGAAATAAATAATAAAAATAAGTTTATTATTAATAATAATGAAATAAGAAATCAAATACAATTATATAATATTATAAATATATTACCTGCATTTGATATAAATAGTCGATTTAATAACCGTCGAGAACCAAATCCAGATCCGAGAATCAATAATTATATTAATTATGCAGGTGGTGAATTAGAAACAATAATAAGCGACTTAAATTTATTAAATATTAATATCCCTGGTACTCGCCCACATCCTACATCAATTGTGAATTATATTGGTGGATTAATGAAGAATATTACAAGTATTCAAACAATGATAAGTAATATTCATTCTAGAATAAAATATATGTTTAATAATTTTAATACAGCAGAAAAATCATCAACATATGCAACAGTTATTGCATATTCATATCCCTATTTAGTGACATTCACTAAATATTTACAAAGGATGAGTAACCATATGAAAACAATCGCTCCACAATATACAGAAGCATTTAATTATATTAATAGAATTATGAGACAATTTAAACCAAATAACCCCGAACTACATTATAATATGACTGAAATACTTAATAATATAGACACATTTAATTTGTCATTATTTGAAAGAAATGTTAATAATATCAATGCTAATTTATTTTTACTATATTATATGTCCACTAATATGGAAGTAATGAAAATACCTAAATTTATCTATCATCAATTAGGTGATAAACCTTTACTTGTTTTTGATGAAAATACCGATATTATAATAAATAAACCAAATGGAGACGGTGATAATTTTGTAGAAAATATAAAACGATTGGATAATATTAAGGGCAGTGATAACCGTTTATTTGGTTCATATAGAGATGTATATACTAATTCACTTTATCATAAAAAAGAAATATATGATAGGGCGTATAATGCAAGTAAAAAAAGTAAATTACCACCATCATTAAGAAGCATATTATATTATTTTTATAATTATCACGTTGTTGAAACAATAAAATCATTTAATCCGCTTTATAGTATAAATCCGGAATTAATACCAGGGGATGTAAATGATGATATGAAAGTTATTCAAAATCGTTATATTGTAGCTAAAATGATAGAAGAACTATTCCAATTATATTTTAAGAATAAGATAGAAGAATATGGTAATAATATTTATAATAAATTAATTGGTAATAATCCACGTACCGCCAGTATCGAAATTGAAAAAATATTTGGTTCAATTGATTTTACAATTAAATTAAATAAACCAGTATCTGATACAATTATTAATTATATTACAGATCAATTACATAATAATAGAAATCTATTAACATCATTATTCCAATTTACAGAAATGAAAGAAATTAAGCCCCAGTTTTATATTTATCCAGAAAAGTATTTTGAAACAACTTTATTGAAAAATAAGTATAGAGTCAAAGTTGATGATACTATAATTACAAATATAATGGAAAATGGTGCCAATATATTTAATCATAATGAAGATAGCAATAGTGCAATTGTAATGATGATTAAAAATAAATACCATCCTGGTTTGAAAATATTATCCAATTATATTAAGAAAGATGATTATAATAAAAATAAATTCATATCACCTCATCATTATATGGAAGAACAATATAAAGCACATACAATATTATATAATGATAATTTCAGTGATACACAATATAAAGAAATTGTTACAATTATCCAGGCAAATGATACATTTAGGCATAATATATTAAAATATTTAGATACATCATTTAAAACAGTTATGTATATGACCGAACATTATTTATCTGAATTATTATTACGGTTATCTGATGATTTTACGAATAATGATTTAAATAATATATTAACATTATTAAATTTTAAACAAACCGATTTACCAAATCAAAAATCAAATAATTATAATGATAATTTAGGAAATATAATAAAAGTACCGACTAATGATTACAATATAGTTGCAAATAATATTATTCGTGATATGCGTAAACAAAAGGCAGAACTTGGTGAGAAATTACAAAAATATATTAAAGAAAAAGCATTATTGAATAATGCTGGTTTACGTGATAATATGGATAATAAAATAACAAATATCCAAGATATTATTACAAATATAAATACGAATATTAATAATCTTAGAAAAATTACTAAAAATACAAAAATACAAACTACTAATACATTATCAGATAATCCAAAGATTATTCAGCGTTATGAAGATACATTAAGAGGTATGAATATGAATATAAATTGTTATATGGAAGGATGGAGACAGTATTTAGAAAAAATACCACGAACCATTGAAAATATTCCTTCTCTTATAATTCAAAATACATCACCTCTTGGTGTTTTAGAAAAATATTATAACCATATAACATCAATTATAAAGGACTATTTTGAAAAGCCTCGATATTTGGATGATAATAAGCCTTTAAATTTTGTTTACGAAATGCTGGTTCACAATACCAAAGTATTTATATGCGGGAATATAAATAATATTATTAAGAGGATTTTATTTGAATATATAATAGAAACAAATAAAACCGGGATTACCAATGCAATGGAAATGATTGATTATATGGTAGAACCAATTAAGGATTATTTATATAACACTATTCCAAGTATATTTGTTAGAAACAGTGTAGGAATATTTAAGAATTATAATGATGAAATGGAAAATATAAGTATGACAGTAGCTGAAGTATTAAATAATTTATTAGATTTACTTGTAACATCTAGCCCAATTAAGATTGATTCATATGTCCTCAATATTATGAAGAACAATGTAAACCAATATTTTGATACTATTGTTTATAAAATTATAAATAATTGGAATGTTGTAGTGGAGAATATGTTTATCTTTAATATAAATCAACATAGGAATATATTATGTTTATTGGCTTTAAGATAGGCTTTACACTATTAATTTTTTATAATATTAGCAAAATCAAATGCGCGTTCCTTTAAGCCATCCAAATAATTAGTCTTCATACTGTTTAGACCGGTTCGAACCGGTCTGGTTAATCTTTCTGTTATCCTAAGGGTGAGACTGTGATTTAGATTTCTAAAATCAGGTAAAGTCCCATCTGGATACAAAAATCTTATTTTTAACTCACTAAGAGATTTTATAGGTATATCAAAATCTAATGGTGAATCAACATATGTGTTAAACATAACATCGCCTGGGTTCCCACACATTAATATTTTTGTAAAGGCATTGTCAAAACTATTTACATTGTAAAGATTTTCATAATCATTTAAATATAATAACATATAATAGTTTTGTCCAGCAAAATTTAAATAATTTGGTGTATTATTAGAACCACCGATACTATTAAATGGGGTAGGTACAACATAATCGTTCATATTTGATATAACGTGGCTGAATGGAGTGATAGAGGTTGGTTGACCCACATATTTAAAACCAATTAATTCACCCATTGTATCATTGTAATTAAAAAGAAAAGACACCAATGCAGGGCTCTTAATAGTTGTCTTAGCACCACCATCACCATCAATATTAATATCACTACTTGCAACAGTTGATACTAACAAAATTGAATAAGTTTGTGCTTCCTTATTAACGCTATAAACAGTATGAGTTGTATTAAGAAGAGTCGCAGAAATATCCCCAATATCAACTGCATTTGAGATAGTAACACTATCCCCAACTTGAACATAATTATTAGGATGTTTTACGGTTAACATAATAATTTCATTACCAAGAGATAAATCTTGTTCTAAATGAAGACTATAGGATAATATTTTACTGGTATAAGCAGTAAATTTAAATTCTTGTGTGTTATTATTATAACTAACATCAAAATCATTAAATACAATATCAGTGTTTGTTGCTCTTAATCTCACTATACTATTCATTTGTTTCTTTAATTGTTCCGATAGTGTATCCATATAATAAAATCCTTCTTTAATAACTACATTATATATATAATCACCGTCCTCATAATATTTCCAATATAATTTATTATTATTAATTGTGATATTTGCTTTCATATTATAATCAATATAGGGGATTTCACTTGAAATTAATTCCATTCTAACTACATCATTAAATGTTTTCTTTAATGATATCATATAACTATTTGCATCTGGGTAGCCTTCAATTATAGATAATACTTTACCTATCATTATATTTATTCCACCATTAGTATCATTATAAATAGCTCGAGAAGGTGAATTAAATTCAATATAATTATAGGTAACATTAGTTATTTCGTGATAGGCTTGATATTGAAAGGTATTAATTGGGTAATTCGCATTAAGATAGGGTAAAAGTATCCCGCCTATATTATTTGATTGAAAAGTAAATATTTTTTTAATATTTTCAAATGGGGCAAATACGATAGTGGAGTTTGGTTGCTTTATATTTACATAATTAAATGGTAATTTTATTAAAAAGTAATTTAATATTAATTCTTCTTCTGTTATATTTAAAGTAGATATTACTAAATTCTTCACATCATCTGGCATAATAGTATTATTATAAATATAAATACTATGAATACCAATTATACTATTCATTGGAATATTACCAATAAGATAATAATCTGATGTAATAGTTTCATATAGACTTACATTCATCTTATAACTACCATCAAGAGTATAACTGGCATTTATTTTATGATTATTCATATTTACTAAATAATAATTATAATTTTCAATCAAATAAATACAATTATTTAATATAATCTTATCCGTGGTAATATTTTGTAATACTATTTTATCACCTACACTATAATTTGATACCATATTAATTCTTACCCTATACTCCCCAGCAAAAGTTTGTATACTGTTTGCAAGTAAAAAAGCCGGATTATAGTCAATAACATTAGCCGGGAGAATGTTCCTATTACGGGAATCAATATTAACCATTGATACTTTATAATATACATTATTCATATAATCCTGTA